GCTGCCTTCTGGGGCTATCATTGGGGGAGCGATGCCCATGTCTTCAATGAAGACCGCCTATCGGCGGCTAGGGTATCCGGGGCCAAGAAGGGGCGTGTTCCTCTGGCTTCCATGGTCAAGGACAGGGTAGACGCTGAAAATGATCTTCCGTGGATATCGTGGATGAGAGAAAATTTCGATGGTCTGGATACTTGAGGGGTTGGTCGGTAAATATTGACATGCAAATATTGATGGGCACATTATGTTGAGGTTGATGCGGGAACGTGTCCATACTTGGTATAGAGGCTTCTTGCTTGGCGATTTCCGGCCCACAGCTTGATGCGTATATTCAGAAAGCAGCGGGGCTCCCCTATGAGGAGCAGAGGGAAATTCTCGCTCTGCTTGAGCGCCTTGAGGAAGTCACCACCCGAGAAAAGGTGGCGAAGAATTTTCTCCCTTTTGTAAAGAGCGTGTGGCCTGCCTTCATTGAAGGCTCCCATCACAAGATCATGGCCGATGCCTTTGAGCGTGTGGCTAACGGTAAGCTCAAGAGGCTTATCGTTAATATACCTCCTCGCCATACCAAATCGGAGTTTGCCAGCTTTCTATTGCCAGCTTGGTTCATCGGGAGAAACCCCGCTGGAAAGGTCATCCAGACGGCCCACACGGCTGAACTTGCGGTGGGCTTTGGCAGGAAGGTCAGGAACCTTGTTGGCCGGGAGGACTTCCAGGCCGCCTTCCCAGGCGTGAAGTTGCGTCAGGACAGTAAGGCCGCAGGCCGCTGGAACACCAATGAGGAGGGTGAGTATTTTGCCATCGGCGTTGGCGGTGCGGTGACCGGTAAGGGTGCTGACCTCCTGATCATCGATGATCCGCATAGTGAACAGGAAGCGAAATCCCCCGATCCGAGAATATTTGATCCCGTCTATGAGTGGTATACCTCAGGCCCTCGCCAGAGGTTACAGCCCGGTGGTTCCATCGTCGTCGTAATGACCCGCTGGCATCAACGTGATTTGACCGGTCAATTGTTAAAGTCAGCCCATCAGAGAGATGGTTCGGATGAATGGGAGATTATTCAGCTTCCCGCCATCCTGCCATCTGGCAATTCCCTGTGGCCGGAATACTGGTCGAAGGAGGAATTGGAGAGGCTCAAGGCCGAACTGCCCGCCGCCAAGTGGTCTGCCCAGTATCAGCAGGACCCCACGGCTGAAGAGCAGGCCATGGTCAAGAGGGACTGGTGGCGTATCTGGGAGGAGGACGAGCCGCCATCCTGCGAGTTTGTCATCCAGTCATGGGATACTGCCTTCCTGAAGACGCAACGCTCAGATTACTCGGCGTGTACGACATGGGGCGTTTTCTATCACCCTAATGACGACGGCACCGACACGGCTAATATCATCTTGCTGGATGCATTCAAGGATCGGATGGAGTTCCCAGAACTGAAGAAGGTGGCTCAAAAAACCTACAATCAGTGGGAGCCGGATGCCTGTATCGTTGAGGCAAAGGCGGCTGGGTCGCCGTTGATTTTTGAATTGCGGCAGATGGGTATTCCGGTAAGTGATTTCACCCCATCCAGGGGCAATGACAAGATCGCAAGGGTGAATGCCGTCAGTGATCTTTTTGCTTCTGGTATTGTCTGGGCTCCAAACAAAAGCTGGGCAGAAGAGGTCATGGAGGAGTTTGCCTCTTTTCCTGTGGGCGAGCATGATGATCTTGTCGATAGCAGTACGCAGGCCTTGTTGCGTTTCCGGCAGGGCGGCTTTATTAGAGTTGCTTCTGACTATGAGGAGCAGGAGATGCCCTTGCAACGGGCGGAATATTATTAGGAGGCAGAGATGCACAAGCCAAAAGTGATAGGGCGTACCATAGGTGAGCAGGTCCCGCGTAAGCAGATTCCAATCAAGGGAACCGGGGCCGCAACCAAGGGCACCAAGTTCTATGCCTATGCGGATCAGATCACGGATACCGCGCAGAAGCCGCCTGCCGACTGGGTCTCCAATATCAAGAAGGTCTAGTCCATGGCGATTGACAAAAGCATAGCCCAGGCTCCTACCCGCACCGAAAGCACGGTAACCGAGGAGGAGCTTCAGGGGCTCGATCCGGAGACCGGGGTTGGGTCTTCGGTCGAGATTGCTGTTGTCAATCCAGAGGTTGTTTCCATCTCGACTGATGATGGTGGTGTGGTTATCGACTTCGATCCCACGGGTGGAGAGACTAACGGCGAGGGGGACTTTGATTCTAATCTTGCCGACTATATGGAGGACGATGTCCTTGGGCGTCTGGCTTCTCAGTTGAATGGGGATTTTGAGTCAGATCGAAATTCCCGAGCCGACTGGGCGCGCTCGTATACGAGAGGCCTCGATCTTCTTGGTCTGAAGGCTGATGACAGAACAACGCCATGGCCCGGAGCTTGTGGTGTTTACCATCCCATCCTGACGGAGGCAGTGGTCAGGTTTCAGTCACAGGCAGTGATGGAACTGTTCCCGGCCTCTGGTCCGGTAAAGACAAAAATTATTGGCGATATCACGGATCAGAAGGAAGAGCAGGCGCTGCGTATTCAGCAGCACATGAATTATTTGCTAACCGAGAAGATGACGGAGTTCAGGCCGGAAACGGAGCAGATGTTGTTTTCCCTGCCCCTTGCTGGATCGTCATTCAAGAAGGTTTATTACGATCCGAATATGGGGCGTGTCTGCTCCCATTTTGTTCCGGCAGAGGATTTCGTTGTTTCTTACGGGGCCTCCGATCTTCAGACGGCCTCGCGTTATACGCACATGATGCGGAAGAGTAAGAATGACATCCGCAAATTGCAGGTGGCGGGGCTTTACCGCGATATAGAACTGTCGCCCAATGCTCCGGAATATTCGGATATTCAAGAGAAGTACGATGAGCTTGAGGGTGAGAGCCCCACCTATGAGCATGATGATCGTTATGTTCTACTAGAGGTACATGTCGATCTTGATCTTGAGGGCTATGAAGACGTTGACGATGACGAAGAGCAAACCGGGATTGCCCTTCCCTACGTCGTCACTCTTGTGAAGGGCGGTAGTTCTGTCCTGTCGATAAGGCGAAACTGGTATGAGGACGATCCTCTGCGAATGAAGAGGCTGCATTTCGTTCATTACCAGTATATGCCCGGTCTGGGATTTTATGGTTTTGGTCTGACCCATCTGATTGGCGGGATTGCCAAGTCGGCTACGTCTCTTCTTCGTCAGCTTGTCGACGCCGGGACGCTATCGAATCTGCCGGGAGGATTGAAAGCGAGAGGGCTTCGCATCAAGGGCGATGACTCTCCGATCATGCCGGGTGAGTTCAGGGATGTTGATGTTCCGGGCGGGGCCATTAAGGACAACATCACTTTCCTTCCCTATAAAGAGCCAAGCAATGTTCTTCATTCCCTGCTGGGTGAGATGGTTGAGGAGGGGAGAAGGTTTGCTTCAATCACTGATCTGAAGCTGGCCGACATGAAGCAGGATGCTCCGGTAGGTACCACCCTGGCGCTTATCGAGCGGTCGATGAAAGTGATGTCGGCTATTCAGGCGCGGCTCCATGACGCCATGCGCAAGGAGTTCATTCTGATTGCTGGCATCGTCCGTGATTATGCGGAAGACGAATATGAATATAAGACCGATGATAAGGAGGCCATAAAGAGCGATGACTTCGATGGCCGGGTAGATATCATTCCGGTGTCCGACCCTAACGCTGCGACCATGAGTCAGCGGATCATGCAGTATCAGGCTGCGCTTCAACTCTCTCAGAGCGCTCCTCAAATGTACGATCTGCCTGAACTGCATCGTCAGATGTTGGACGTTCTTGGAATACAGGATGCTGAGAAGATCATCCCCCTGAGTGAGGAGATGAAGCCTCGTGATCCTGTTTCAGAGAACATGGATGTGTTGAACTGGAAGCCGTTGAAGGCGTTTATCCGTCAGGATCAGGAGGCTCATATTCAAGTGCATATGGCTGCCATACAGGACCCGAAGATACAGCAGCTTGTTTCTCAAAGTCCGATGGCTGCGGTGATCGGGGCTGCGATGGCGTCTCATGTGCAGGAGCATCTTGGCTTTATGTATCGTCGGGAAATTGAAAAGCAGCTTGGTCTGGAGCTTCCGCCTCCTGGCACTGAGTTGCCTGAGGACATTGAAGCCAAGTTGTCACGGCTTATTGCCGAGGCTGCCGAACGGTTGTTCAACAAGAATGTGTCTGAGGCCCAGCAGCAGAAGGCCCAGGAGCAGATGCAAGACCCGATGTTCCAGTTGCAGAAGCAAGAGCTTGAGCTTCGGGCCGCAGATATTAAGAGGAAGGCAGATACCGATAAGGCGAGAATTATGTTCAACGCCGAGAAGGAGAGGTCTTCTCAGGAGCTTGAGCGTGAAGAGATGGAACAGAAGGCAGAGCTTGAGGGCGTCAAGCTGGGAGTTGAGATAGCAAAATCCCAGAACGAGGCTGCTTCGAAGGTTTCTGAGGGAGAGGAAAAAGCGGCTCTGGACAGAGCGCGTCTCTCAGCCGAAGTGGCGAAGGCGCTGCTGGATGATGATGCGAAACGTGGCGGGGGTGGTTAATATTGCTTGATGAATCTTTATTTTCGGCATATCGAAAGGTATTGCGTGGATTGATGAACGAGCGCGCTGACGATCTTGCCATGGGGGGCGCTCCGACCTTTGATGCGTATCAGAAGGTGGTTGGCATTATCGAGGGTCTTGCGACAGCCGAAAGGGAGTTGCTGGACCTCTTGGATAAACAAAAGAAGATGGAAGATGGATCGGGATAACTGAACAATGTTTCACATGAAACATCGGGGCAGATCGGCACTGCCTGCCATTAGGCTAACAAACGCAGGGGGGAAGCGTCCCTCTCGCCTTAGGGTAAAAATGACGCAAGGAGAGACCTTTGTCCGATAAAAATGTTGTTGAGTTTAGTGAGGAGAAGGAAAAGAAAGTAGCCAGTCAACTGCCGCGTCCTTGCTCTTATCATATATTGGTGGCGCTTCCTGAGCAGGAAGAGACGACGGAAGGTGGTATATACATCCCGGATAATGTTCGGGAGCGTGAGGAAATGGGCGGCATCACTGCCTATGTCTTGGCGCTTGGCCCTTCCTGCTATGTAGAGACCCCGCAAAGAAAATTCCCTAGTGGGGCGTATTGTGAGGTGGGAGACTGGATTATCA